ACTAGAAGATTGCCTAACCCAAACTGTAATAGTAGCGAATTCACCGCTATTAACAGCAACTTTTTTACTTCCACTTTCTAATTTATAAGTAGCACTAGAAGGATTTAATCTTTGTGAAGGATTTGTAGTATAATAATTAACATTATCAACATCTATATACCCATTGTAAAACAATGTTTTATGGCTATTTATCGTTCTATCATTTCGTGCAAGTTTAAAGTATTCTCCACTTTTTAAATAATTAGTACCAGCTATTTCAATAGAAGAATTTAAAAGACAATTATTCATAATAACTCTATTAAAAAATGACATTGGACTAGTCCCAGATAAAGTAAAATCATTAGTATGGCCAACAGTAGAACCAAAATTACAACCACGAAAATAACAATCTTCCAAAAAGCTACCTGCGCTTAATAAAATTCCATTAGTGGTAGTAGCTCCTACCAAACTATCAAATTCACAATTATTAAAGATAACATTTTTACCACCAACACTAGAATTAAATCTTATATGCGAGACATCATTTCCTAAACAAGTTAAATTATTAAATGTGATATTATATAAATTTTGTCCAACATAAATACCAGAAGTTCCATTCATCCAAGCAAATAAATTACTTATTGTAGGACTATTAGAAGGAATACTTTCAATACTTAAACCATAACCACCATTCCCATGAATATTATTATTATCAAAACTCCCCATAGGATATAAATATCCAAAAGAAGCCGAATAATCTAATTTAACACCTTTTGAGGCACATCCAGCAATACGATTATTAGTAAATGTACTATCAGAACCATAAAGAATAGCTCCTATTGTACCGCTTCCAGGAGTACTAGCATAAATAATATAACAATTATCAACATAATATGTACCTTTAGTATTGCTAGAAAAATATAATAAACCAGCAGAAATTACAGTATTGCCTTTATAAAAACCTGTATAACTAATATTTGCTGTACCATTATCTATATACATTAAATAAGTTTCCGAATCATGCAAAGAACAATACTGAAAATATGTATCTACGGAATCAACCTCAACCCCTCTTTTATTTGAAGTTATTGTACCTAAATAATAAAATTCAGTCCACCTTACATCATGTGTACCCGCCAAAGCGACATAAGTCATAAAAGTACCACTTGCAGAACGTATTTGAACATTTCTAGTAAGCAAGACAACTTCTGGAGACATAGTTCCAGTTACGGCATGAGAATATAAAAATCCACCGCCAGTACCTGCAAACCCATCTATAAACATTCCTGTTGCGTTTGCTGTACCATTTAAAGTACCATTTTCGCATTCAGTAAATATTTTACTAGATGTAGCAATTCCTATTTTGTCATTATCAAGCCAACCAGTATCAGTATCAACAGTTAAATAAGTACCATTAATAGCTAAAGTCGTAGTAGCTAAACATCCTATTACTTTTTTTCCTGCTGTACGTTCATTACCACAACATTTAAAAGTACATTCATTATCAATAGATAATCCAAATTCACCATCAGAAGTACAATCAAATTCCAATATAGCAGAACTATTACAAGGAATTGAAGCCCCAACTTCTCCTAAATATAAATTCGCTCCGCCATAACCTGATAAAGTACCAGAGGTTTTTAAATAATAATTTGTTGATGAATTTGTACCATATTTTAATGTGCATCCCCAACCTAGAGAGATAGCCCCATAATCAGTAGGAGATACTTCATCTATTATAATTGTGTAACTAGTTGAAGTTGCCAATCCTGTTATTTCACTTACTATATATAATACATCTCCCGCAATTGGTTTATAGGTATTAGCTTTTCTTCCAAACCAAGCCCATCCTGTATTACCTACAACGCCTATTTGAATATTAGTACCGCCAGGAGATGTTTTGAAGCTAATCCTTGTTGCAGTTGACATAGCAACTGGACTTCCGAATTTAAAAAATAAAGCATTAACTCCATGTGAAAAATTAAAATCATCTATACTACATACAACAGTTTGTTCTGCTACTTGGTCATTATTTGTATCTATTGAACAATGTATTGAACCAGCAGAAGTAGCATTTTTAGTAACATAACATAATAATCCGTCAATAGTATCTGTACCTGAAACGGCCGCCGCCCATCTATCTGTACCAGTTAAGGAAGTCCAAAGCCATATGAATTGTTGACCTGCTGTTGAAGCCGCATACCAAGTAGAACTGGAAGTCAAAGCGCCATTTGCACAAGATATTACTGTTGCCATTTTATATTTAAAGTAGTTGTTTTGGTTATCAAATCTTTGAAGTTAAAACTTGCACTAATAGGATAAACTATCCCACTTTTTACATCTAATGTCCATTTTACATCCTTCAAAGTAATTTCCTTATCTGATATTATATAAGTAGGTGCAACTGTTGCTATATTCCAATCTGTGCTATATAATTCACTTTCTGTTAAAAACCTTTTTTCCCCAATAGAATTATATAAATAAAGCATAGTAAAGCCTGCGTTTTCAATCTTTAAATAACCTTCTAAAGATGAAGAGACGCAGACTTTACCTTCTAACAAATCTTTTTTTAATTCTTCAAGAGATGCCATTATGTTAAGTTAAGAATGCCATTTGCATTCCAGTTAATAGTAAAGTTACCATTTGAACTTGTATAATCAGAAGTAAAATCAATAAAACAAATCATTGGGTCTGAAAGATATCCTTGACCAGACGAACCATAAAGAATAGCTCCTGCGGCTGTTATAGATGAGCTTCCCCAAACTACACTTGTGCCATAAAGTATGCCTCTATCACCAGTACTATCTTGTTGCACATTGGGACTTGATAAAGCCGCTCCGCCTGCTACATAAGCTGTACCTGCTATTTCATAAGTGCCATTAATCTGTCCCCAATATTTGTGATTATCAATATCAATTGCGGCGGCATAGCTATTGTTTACTAATGCAACATAAATTTTATTAGCTCCTGTTGTGCCAAGATTAAAACTACCTTGCATTACAGCTTGTTTAAAATAATTAAAAACTTTGTTTGCCATTATTACTCTCCTTTTTTATTACCAGATATTCTCTGGAGTATTTATACCATTGCAACCACTATATACAATCCTGTCATCTTCATTTAAAGTTTTGAGGATATATTTTTCAGCTTCACACCAATCAGATACTCTATCACCTTGTTTATTATCTTTAATTCTACTTTGATAATTTTCTTTAGCTTTATTGTTTATCAATAATTTAATTTCTGCGTAAGTCATTTTGCTTTAGTAATATTTGTTTAATTTCACAAATAATTTCTTTTAAATCCGTCATCTGTTTATCTCTCATACTTTGGTATATCACAAACTCATCTTTACTAACTACGGTTTCTCTTGGAATATGGATTGAAGCGTTAGTCAAATGAACAAACATTTTATTATCAACAGATTTAATATTGGCGTCAAGACTGTACATAAAGGCCCAAGTCAAAGCATTAAAAGCCAGAGCAATAGTTACCAATAGATTTGTTAAATTGAACCAACTTGTCTTACTGCCATTGTTATCTGCCATAATTATACACCCTCCACCTGTTGATATAAAATCTTAACAGGTAATCTTGCACTCTGCGTAGCAAAGTTATCAATAGTCATAACATCAAATTCAATAGTTTCTATTTTTGTATCAATAACATAATCTCCGAGTGTATTAGAACTTTCTAGACAAGCTCTAATATCATTAGTAATATCTAATATCCCATAATAGCCTTTACCTTTTTCTCCTACAATACAATATTCAGGATGCTCTTGAGCTTCTGTTATAACAATTACATCTAATGTCATCCAAACCTTCTTAACATTATTATACTCTTGTTCTACTACATTATCCGATACAGGCTGTAATAAAATACAAGGCATACTATCTGGCTCAATATAGAATCTTTTTCCATCAAAAATATGTTCTATGTATTCACTTAAATTTGAGTTATTTTCTAAAGTCGTTTTTAATTGATTATAAATTGTGGAAGCTATCATTTATTAATCTCTTCGTTTATACTCTGTACAACTTGCTCTTGATAAGTTTTTATAACTTCAATATTCCTTAATCCAACAGAAATAAATGGCCTTTTTGGTACTCCTTCTCCAAATTCATGTTTAGGCGCATATTCAACATTAGTACCAATTTTAGTTATATAAGCGTTGCCTTCTTTTTTAGTTTCTTGGAAACTAATGCTTGAGCGAAGCCTGCCTGTTACTACATTTAATCCTTCGTAACCATCTACAATAGGCCTTCTTCCTGATAATCTATTTGAGCGAATCCAACGTACTGCATTCATACTACCCTTATTAAGTCCTTCTTTTAAGACTTTATCTAAATGAAAATTAACTTTATTGACAGCATCTCTAAATTGTTTTAAATCAATCTTTAATTCTATCATTAGTATAAATCGTAACTTTGTCCAAAATTAGAGGCATAGTTTTTATAAACATTTATTGTATTTCTCCAAAAACTATTTTCCTCAAGCATATTAGAGAATTTTTTTTCAATAACACCTACTGTATGAACTGTGGTAATTCCTTCTCTTATTGTTTGGCCTACCATTTCAATCAATACTTGTTTTAAATCATTAGGTACAGGAAATTGTACAACTCCCCAACCCTCATGACTCATATGAGAACCACTACCATAACCAGCGTAATATTCTACTCTTACATTACGCCTGCCTTTTGTAAAGTAACCTGCTTCACTTACTATTTTGCCTTCCTTCTCATATAAAATGATATCGCTTGTGCCAATATCATAGCCTGTTGAAAAATTTCTGTCTGCGTCAACTCGTACTTCGTTTACATACCAAACAGGATATTGTGGCAAAAATATAAAAGAATTTCCTGTGCCATCAAAATAACAATATAGAGGGTCTGTTTTATAAAGTTTGGCTTCAAATTCTCTATCGCATTGTTTTTCAACAAACTTTTGAACAGCATCAATTAAATTACTAATTTTAGTATTAGGCTCTTTATCTTCCTCTGCTATATTTAGCCAAAGCCTTACATCTCCTGTGCCTATTAGAGACATTTTTACACCTCGTATTTTTACTTCTTATCATTTTATCTTTATAAATTAACATATAAGTCCATAAGGGCGGTAATAACCCGCCCTTATTGTTTTAAATCTGTGTTATACCATATTCTGCATTATAAGTAGTAAAAGTTGTACCTTTAGCAATATAAAGAGTATCAACTGGTTTACCTAACAATGCGCCAATAGTAAAAGCAAATTCACAACCCTGATTTGAGCCAGTAACAATAGGTCTTAAATAACGTTTTCTTCCACCAATTCTTTCACTAAAGAAAGTTGACGCTAGATAAGGATTACTAGGAGCAACAGCATTTGCAACTGTTACTTTCATACTGCCCATTAATTGTCCATCTGTAATATCGCTAAAATTAGCAACTGTGCTAGCTACATCTGCTTCCTGAAAGCGAATAGACATATTGCTAACGTTTGTGGCTGTACCACCGATACAGGCATAAGTTACAAACACAGTTATGGTACTAAAACCAATAGTATCAATAGCATTGCCAACAACTGTCTGTGCAATACCACCACCTATTGTACCCACTATGCAAGGCCTGTAATCCATCGTATCAATTAAATTTCTCATCTTATCTCCTTTATTAAAGTTAGAGGGCAACTAAAAGGGCAAGTTGCCCTCACTACTTAAACTAAACTAACATTGAATAACACAGAAAGCTGAAGGTAAAGCAACACCAAAACAAACTCTCTCAATAAAGCGTAAAGCAACCATATCTTTTTCAAATAGGTTATCGCCTAGTACAGTTCCTTCAGTACCAATCTTCATTTCCAATGTTCCTCTTTCTCCCATTAATAGACCTTGCCTTAAATCTCCAAACAATGCATAAGTTGTAGCATCAGTTTGGTATGCGGCGTGTCCTACTCCTGGTAGAACTTCGCAAGAAACAAGCGGATATCCAACAACACTATTAGGCATAGAAGGAAATATAGGAGCTCCAGCAGTTGTTATCAAACCTTGAATATGAGCAATCATAGTCCTATGGAAATAGAACTTTGCATTTGATAATGCAGATGCTTTTACTTTTGAAGGAGTATATACCAAGTCCTGATAACTTAAAGTTTGGAATCCTGTACCACTCATATGCGGATAAGTAGGCACTCCAGTTGCATTAACAGCACCTACAAATGGGCTACCCACTCCAATTAAACCTTGAGTATCTTCACCCTTTGCAAACTGTTCTGCAACTAACTGCGACATATAACTAACTACATCAACATTAGCATCTGATAGTAATTCATTAGTTACCTTTGGAATAGAGGCTAATTTATTGATTGTTAATGTTACTTGTCTGAAATTAGGCAAAGTAGTATATATTTGGCTAGCTTCATTTGTCCAATGTGCTGTTAAATCCGTAGTTCCAGCCGCAGGTATATTCAAAACATCATAAGCCATAGGAATAATCCTGCAATTTTGCCTAACAACACCATAAATTTCTGCTAAACGCAGAACTTCTGCTTTAAACTCTTCTGGTACTAAAAAACCGCCTGCTGTGGTAGTACCTTCACTTAAATTAGCTTTAACTCTTACCTCTTCGCTAATACCACGCATAGTTTGTACATCGCCTCTTGATAAAGCTTTTAGAAATCTTATAGTTTTACCATATTTTCCTTGTGGAGTTGTATCATCTTTGCCTTCTGTACCTATTCCTGGAAACATATAATATTTTCTATCAACATTAGTCATAGGCTGTATGAACTTCTTTACAGCTTCCTCAATTTTGCCTTCAAAGTCCTGCATAGAAAGAGGCTTTGCTTCGGGATTTGGCAAGCCTTTAAGTTTATCCTCAATTTCGCTTGCCTTCTTTAGCAATGCTTCTTGCTCTGACTTTGTAAGTTTAGAAAACTCTTCCATTGTCATCATAACTATTTCTCCTTTGTTATTTTACCTGTAACTTTTCTAATGACTCTAGTAACTACTTCGCCAATTTTTTGGTCTATTTCATTACTTGTCATCTCTGAAATATTTTTAGGTTTTTTTGTTTGTTCAGCAACTATACTATATAATTTATAACGCAAAGTCATAATTTCTTTTTCCAAATCCTCATTCTTGTTTTGTAATTCTAATATTTCTTTTTCCATTGACTGTAATAACTCAATTGAGGCTTTTGTCTCAATTTCTTTATCCTCTGTTTTAATTTGAGGCTCAAATTCAATGATATTATCAGTAATGCTATCAAAAGAAGATAAAACAGTATTCGCATCACTAATTGTTGTATATGCTTCTGTGATATTACTTTTACTAATAGGAATATTATTGTCGTCATTTATTTTAAATTCCTTTTTTAAAATATCTGATTTTATATATCCTTTTTGTAAGGCTAATGCTAAAGCATCAGGATTAGCGGGTACAGGTACAGCAGAATATTCTACCATTTCCCATTCTGTATATTTACGTCTAGGTTTTTTACCATCATTAGATTTTTCCTCTGGAGTATCTTCCCAATTTTTAGGCAAAAATCCTACACTAAATGCTCTCATAAATCCATCTTTATAAAGTTGATATACCTCTTCTGCAAATTGAGTTTTTGCAAACTGAACTTTACTTACAATGCCCTGTGCTGTCTTTTTAACCCATAATGCCTTGCCAATTGGCGGCTCTTGATAATTATGAGCAAATAATACAACTGGATTTTTTCTAAAAGCTGTTAAGTCTGCGCCTTCTGGCAATAGAACTTCTCCGCTTCTATCTATTGTGGCTGTACTAACTAAAGCTGTTAATGTACGTTCGCTATCGCTGAAATCTTTTATTTCACTATCATAAACTTTAAACATTCTGTCCATATTAACTCCTTGTTATATTACTGGATTAACACAACATCTGCAATTAATTACTTCTTCTGCTGGAGCATTCCCGCTTCTGTCGCCAGGATAACCTATTTTTGTGCCACTATTTAAAGTAAAATCCTCTGTTGCGCCTACTATCTGGCCTTCAATTTGATGACTGTCTCTTACTTTTTCATCTCTGGCAGTTATCCACTCTTTCTTTTTTATTCCATTTTCTGTATAAGCTTCAAGTTGCCCCATATTAGTTGCGCCTATTATTTCTGTGCGTGCAATACGAACTGACCTATAATTCTCACTATATTGATATATATTCCCTATTCTTTTAGCAATATCATCTATGCTTTCACCTTTTTCAAGGCCTTCTTGCAAAGATTCTTGTAAAAGTTGATAAGTAGTTTCATTGACTTTATCTGAAAAGAAATTGACTCTTCTTGTTATAGCCCTTCTTATTCTTGCCTCTATAAAACCACCCATTATAAGGTCTTTGTTAAGTTCATTATAAGCTAAAGTAAAACCGCCTTCGTATGCTTCTTTTATATGTTCTTTGCTTAATTCTTTTAATCTTTCATCTTCAGTTTCTTTAAGAAATACAATATTTGCTCCAAAACCTGCTTTAATTGATTTATTAATAGAGCGATATTTATTAAAATTATCCATTATTTCTTTATATTGACGCTCAAAGAAACGTTTCATTGTTTTACTAAACATATTCTCTTGAGGTTTTGTAAGCATTGCAAATACTTCCCATTTACGTTGCCTATTACTTGCCTTCTGTTTAATATCTAATTGTGATTTCTTATTTTCTTCAGTTGGGATTTCTTCATTTGTTTGCGGAGTAGTATTGCGTTCAGTTCCAGCAGGTAAAACACTAAAAGGAATTAAGGGCGATTGAGTTTCTGGTAAATTAAGTGGCTCTCTACCATCAATTTGCCTTTCCTCATCAATAGAACTATAACCCATTCTAATATTTTCGCCCTTTTCTCTTAATCTGAATTCTTTATCTTCTGGTATAGGACTATCAAATTTAGCAATTAAATTAGTATCATATATGGGCATAATTTTCTCATTAATCTTTTCTTCAATAAGAGTCAATCGTGGCTCAATAGTTTCTTTCTGGTATGTATAATCGTTAGCATCCGCATTAGCTCTGTTAACATCTTCCACAAGGCCAAGCTTACTAGCAGGGACTCCAAAAATAGCAAGAATACTATCTCTAATGCCCCTTGCCGTATCTTCAAACTTAACATCTTTAAGACTATCGCCAATCTTTTCATATTTGAGCCCACCTTCTAATACAGCTACTTTTCCTGCATTCTCAACACCTTTATGACGCATATTCCACATTGTTAATAATCTTTTAAATTGGTCATCACTTAAAGCATCTTCTGTCATTAATGCACCTGCTGGCTGTGCGTTATTAAGAAAATAATTAACTCCAAATTGTTTTATATTAGCATTTAAAGCTACATCATATTGAGCACCATACATAGGAGAGCAACCATAATATAAATCAAATATACTAGGAAATTTAAAATGTACCACATCACTAGCTTCAAATGGGATTTTAATACCTCTTGGCGGGACTGTCATAACATAACCACCTATAAATTCGTCTTTACTTGGTACAATTTTTACCCAATTACTAGGTAAATACCAAATATTGCGTGGTACTCCTAACTCATCTTTCACTAACCACCAATAACAGTTTCCAGTTATATCTAAATAGAGACTTGTTACTGTCATAAGTTCAAATCTATTCGTAACAGGATTAATATTCTTCATCATATCTAAAAATGGATGTTCTACTATTTCAATTAATTCATCATCAGATTTCTCATATAATCCTATTTTGACTTTAGCCAAACTGAAAGCATTACGATAAGCACAAGCAAATGACCATGAATTAAAATTGTCAATCATAGCTTTTTGGTCATGCGGAGTTGGCATTCCCCAAGTCTTTTCATATCCAACGAATTGCACAAGAGGATTATTTTTCGTTTGTAATGGATTTGTTAGTTTTTGTTTTTCTAAAGCCCTAAATTGACGCAATAATCTAAAATCAGATATTATACCCATTTTATATTATCCTTATTTTAACTTGAGGTTTTTCTGCCGCAGATATAGCCAAAGCATTACTCCAAAAACTATCACCATGACCATCATCTGTTTCAATGCTTTCTAAATTATTATCAACATTCAATATTTGCCTGCGTTGTCTTTCATCAGACAATAATAATATTCTTTTATTTCTAACAGCTTGCTCAAAAGTAGCCGCCATTTCAAATTTCTCTTTTCTTGTAAATGTAACGCCTTTCATTCCAGCAGGCAATTCCCCTCTTTCCCTAAAGCCTTCTAATTCAGCTCTGGTATCGTCATAATAAAACTTCTGCAATCTATAACTCTCACAGAGCCATTTGCAAATTGAGAGTTGTTCGGTATAGTCCTGTCTATCCAGCCAAATACTTGCGATTTGCACAAGGCGATTGTCTTTTCTTTCACTAAACAACGATATATGTGAAGGATGTCTTTTTTTTCCAATATCAAGACCGCCAAAGCAGTAACCATTTATTTTAGCTTTTTTTTTACAAGCGTAATTAGTTAATCTTTTGTTTATAATAGAGTCTATATCTTCAATGCTAAAATAACCTTCTTCGCTTCTTACAGGAGAACACATAAACTCTTTATTATATGCTTTATCCCCTATTTCGTTTTTTCGTAGTTGTAATTTATCCCAATTCCAAAATTCAGGCCATAACGGCACTTGATTACATTTATCTAATTCTGCTTTATACCAGCGTGTGTCAAAAGACTCATTATGAGAAAGCCAAGCGAATAAATCATCACTATCTTGCGGAGTACCTACAATATGCAATTCATCTGTTGGCATATTTAATATTTGTTCTCTAAATATTGTCTCTATTTTTTTTAATTGGGATATATCTAATTTGACTTCGGGGTCGCGGAGTATATCATCACAAATAAGGCCTTTAGGATGTAGTCCACGTTTAAAGCTTAATATGCCTAAAGGCTCACAATAAAATTCACATCCATTCTTTCTATAATGTAGTATTGTATCGGCTGTGGTTAAGTTTTGACAATCATCAAAGTATTCTGGTATATTCTCAATATAGCGTTTTAAGTCTCTCAAATGATGACTTGCTAAATCTTCTTTATATCCCATAAAATACCATTCATTATATAGGCCGTCTAAATCACATCTATATAATTTCCAAGCTAAATAAGCTAGCACAACAGTTGTTTTTAAATGATATCTAGCTGAAATTGTGGCTGTTTTGTCCTCAAATTGAAGTCTAAAACACCATTCATCTATATGCTTGCCAGGCTCAAATACTCCTCTAACCCTGCGAATTCCTATGGAGAAAACCTCATAAAAAAACTTAATGAAGCTTTCCGTTAGAGAAATATCGCTCATGAATTCGTTTGAGCAATTCTCTTTGTTGTTGTCTATCTTCGTCTGTAAGTTTTCCATTTGTATTACTTATATCTATTTTATTAATATTGGTTATACCTTTTGGAGTTTCTATCTTTTTCATTAATAAAAGTAAAGTCATTAAAAACTTATGTTGTGTTTGATAATCAGGCACTTCTATAAAATCTTGAGTTCTGCTATGGGCTATTTGTTCATTTACTGTTGGGTCATTAGATTTGGTAATTATAATATTAGCTGATATTATTTTTTTAGCTTGAAGGCGCTCAACAATATAATCTGTTAAAAACCTATCCGTTATGCCTGCCATTTCCGCAAGTGTTGGAAAATCAACAACCTTTGACAACTTATGA